CTTTCTTAACTAACTTACCTAAGAAATACATTTGTCTTCCTGATTCAAGGTCCATGATTCCTCCTTCAGGAGTATCTTCCATCATACCACCGTCCATCTTTCCTGCACGTCCACCATCAGCTAGACCTGTGAAATCAAATATAGAGCCCGCGAATCTTGGAGCAAGGCCACCTAAATTTCTTGTAGGTGTTACATCTTCTTCAGTGTCATTACCAACAAAACAATAAGCCGGTGGGTTGGGTCCTTTACAAGGATCCATTACTTGACCATCTCCGTCATTGTCTGGAGTAAATCTATTCATTTTTTCATCTAAATAATCATCATATAAAGTACCAACACCTCCATCAGGACTATCTGTTACAGTATTTAAAATTGATTTAGCTTGATCTTCATATAAATCTGTAAATGTTTCTATATCTCTTCCTGGAGCCATTGGCCCATCTCTTTTTCCTTTAGGTCCATAAATTTCAACATCTCTTGTTGCATAACCTAGTTTTGCTAAATCATCTACAGTAGCTTGATATAAATCAGGATTATCTTCTTTTAAATTTTCTAAATAATCTTCTCTTGCTTTTGTATTTAAAAATTGACCAAACCTAGAATTTTTTAATTGATTTCCTAAAAAATTAAAAGCTGCTAATGTAGGTGTAGTAAACTGACTTGATTTTTTATAGTTGTCTTTTGTCTTTTTGGGTTTTTTTGGTGGAGGTTTATCTTTTGGTTTATCATACTGTTGAATAACTCCATCCCCTGCATTACCTGTTCCTGAGTATGCACCACCTTCAAATTCAGATCTAGACATACCACTACCTGCTGATGAAGTTCCAGCAAGACTTGACTCTGTATAATTATCAAATTCAGGATAAGCTAAAATTCCTTCAGGTGTCATTGTTTCTTGACCACCTAACTTAACTAATTTGTCAGCTTCGTTTGGTGTAATGTAAGCCAACATGTGGTCTTGACCTTTAATTTTTCTCATAGGTCCACCTTCTTGTTGTAACTGTTTAGCTTGTTGTGCGTTTGTTATTGCCATTACTCTGACGCTGCTCCTAATGGTGGCATTGCTGCCACTTTTACTTTTAATGATCTTGTTATATGTTCTTTTTGAGTAGCTGTTTCAGGATTAGCAATATCATCTTCTGCTTCTTTATCTGAATTGTACTCGTAATTAGTTTCTTTATTTCTTAATACTACTTCAGTTTCACACTTTACGACTGGTACTTTTTTACCATCTATCATTACGTATTCTACTGATCCTTCTTCTGTAAATGCCATAATTTAATCCCTGTTAATTTCAAGCAGTGATACAACTATATGTAATCTATCAGCTGTTACCGCCTGTGCCTTTAATACCTCATTTTCCAACAAAATGATAGGCTGTGTTATCATTTCTGTTGTGTTATTTGCTGCTATTGTCTTTGATTTAAACAAAGAAAATACAGCTGAACTAGCATCCGTAACCGTCATCGTGATACTATCACCACTACCAGAGTCATCAGACACTAATATATTTTTAATAATAGCTCTTGATCCTGATGGTGTAGTATAAATAGTTGTGTTTCCAGTGGTAGTTAAATCTACCTTTGCATTATTATATATATTAGCCACTTATAAACCAAGAAAATCTTTCTTGCTCCTGTTTCTGTTCATCTAAAAATGTTGAATTTAATTGTTCTATCATCAAACTAATTGTTCTATTAATTTGTTTTTGGTTAGAAACATCATACTCTTCTTTTGGTTCTGGTAATCTTATTACTATTTTAGCCATTATCGTCTTCCATCAGGTTGTACATCTATCTTAAATGTTCCAAATCTCCAAGACTCAGAAGCAGAATCGTTTTCTATTTTTATATTAACAAATCTTCCTCTTGCCCTAGTATCCTTTTTATCAGTGCTAGATGTTATTGTAAAGGGACTTAAAGTTGTAGTTGTTTCAGATTGTTGCGGATATCTTTTAACTCCTAGTGTTACTTTGGCATTTCCTTGTAATGTTTTAAAATCAGGTACAAACCTTCTCATTGCAAGAAATGTTTCACCCGCTATAGTTGGTCCTGTAGATTTACCCTGTGCATTTTGTTGTCTTGATTGTAAATCAAAATCGTATGATTTTACAAATGATGTAACAGTTGTAGTTGTACCATTTGGATTTACTTGATCAGTACCTACTTCGTGTTCAAATAATGTTGTTTGACCTAATCCATCTTCACCTAGAATGACAGGAAATGTACCTGTTGCACTGCTATTGTATTTAGTTGCAATAGGTTTTTGATATACGTTTGCATCAATCCATGTTGTTCTAGCTTCTGTGCCAATGTACCAAACACCACCTTTTACTGTTTCACCATAATTAAATACAAGATATTTGTCATTGTATTCTGAATTTGTAGATGGATAATACCAAACTACTTCTGTAAATAGATTGTTGATACCTGCATATACTTGTTGACCTTTTGTAGTATCTAAAGAGTCATATACAAAATCTTCAACAGAACATGGTAGTGATTTAACTGTACCATCAAACATAAATAAACCATTTGGTGACATCCAAAAAGCTACACCATCTATTTCAACAGCTGCATTTTTACCTATCAATCCACAGTTTGTACCAACCTGTTCAAAACCAAATGTGAAAGGTGCACCAATAAATTTCATTGTATACAAAGCATTGTCTGTCCATATCAAAATAGTTTCTTTTGCTTTCAACGCACCCATGATCCGTGTTCCGTCTTGCAGTCTTTGTGTACCGGCAGAATTGATTGCTGTAGGTGTGTAATCGTTAATATCTTCTTGGTCCGAGAATCTAATAAACATATCATCTTGTGTTGAAGTTGAACCAATAGTTGTTTCTGTACCTAAGTGAATTAAGTGACGTGTTGTTGGTGATACAAGAGTTACCCTTGTTGCAGTTGGATTATTAGATGTAGAAAAACCAGAGGTAGATGTTGATGCTCTAGTTGTTAATCTTGCTGCATCACCTGCGTTCCATGTAAATGTTTTACCGTTTGCAACTGTTGCAACTAATACTTGACCAAAATTACTTAATGACCAAAGACCTGGTTCAAGAGATACTTCTGATGCAGGAGCTGCTTCACCCCAATCAACAAAGTCTGCAGCGTTAGTAACCGGAGTGCTTGATGAGTGTGCCGCTCTTGTAGAACCATCAACAGCTCTTACAATACCTGTTAAGTCATTACTAGACACACCTGAGTATGAAATTAATTCTGTTCCTATTTGTACTCTACCTGATGTAGGAAATCCTGTTGTCGATGTTAAAGTTATATTTGATCCTGATGTACCACTTGTATTATCTCCAAGTGTTCCATTTAATGTAGTTGTAACAGCACCTGTAACTGTTCCATCCCATTCTGATACACCCCAACCATAACCATAAGATTGTGCAGCTGGTCCTATTGTCTCATATGGTTTAATACTTAAACTACCACCTGTAGATACCGTAGCACTAGCATTTGATGATTGTGTTATTGTAAACGTATCTGATGTAGGTGTTGATGTAACTTGAAATAGTTTGTCTTCAAAGTCAGATGCAGAGTAACCTGTACCAACTGGTAGTGTTACACTATCTAATAAAATAATATTTCCTGGTGATAAACCATGTGATGCTTTTGTAATTGTGCAGACAGCTGAATTATTAGTTGTTGCAATTGTTGCTGATGTTAAAGTTGCCTTTAAAGGTGTTACATCATAGAGCTGACCTTCAAAATATATTAATAAGAACTTATCTGTTCCTATTGCAACATATCTGTTACCATCTAGGTCAACAAACGCAAACTCTCTTCTTGCTACACCTACAATTGTATCTGTAACAAGTGATGACCATCCACCAACTTTTTCTGGTAAGTTATATCTAAAACGAACATTGTCACAATCAACCCATCTAAACTCTGCTCCAGAGTCAGTGTTTTGTTTGTCTATTCCTGGTAAGACTTTAAAATCAATTAGAGCCATGTATTAGCTCCTATATCTTGTCTTTGTATACCCAGCCTCTTGTTGCATTAACATACACCAATGTAAAAGCTGCGTCATTCGTTGAAACCACTAAATTAGAAGATGCACCATTTATATTAGATCCATTTCTTCCAACAGTTAAATTGTTAGATGCAAAGTTATTTCCACTATCAATAAATGTAACTTCATTTCCAATAGCAGGAGATGCTGGTAAGTTTATTGTAACTGCAGCACTAATACCACTTCCAGATGTATTTACTAATATTTGATCACCATTTACTGTAGTGTAAGTTGCGGATGGTGTATAGTATCCTTTAGTTTGTAGTTTACCTGTAATATTTGTGCCATCAGAATATAATAAAGTTGTAGAACCAATTGGTAAAGCTAGCCCTGTTCCTGATACAGTCTTAACTGTTAATGTATAATTAGAAGCTGATCTTGCTGTTGCATCTTCTACAACAAATACTCTTTCAGCACCATCAGGCATAGTCATGGTTCTGTTTGCTGTTAAAGTTCCTGTTAATTTAAAATATAAATTTTTACCATTTGATACTGCACCATTAGATAAATCTAATGCTAAATCTGCAGCTCCTATATTATGACTAATATAACCAGATGCTGCATGTTCTAATTGTTGTAAATTTGTATTTGTAATCGTACCC